TATCTTTAGAGATGGATAGACCTGCAATATTAGATTATCAATTACCTGCACTTGGTGCAGCTGTAGCAGGATCAACAGCACTTGCGGCACCATCAACAATTAAAGCAAGTAAATCAAGAGCACTTGGCATCGAAAGAAAACCACCAGGTGTAGCTAAAACAGGCTTAAGAGTTTTAGGTAGAGGATTAGGAGTTGCAGCATCACCTGCACTACTTGCACCTCTTGCGGCAGGAGATATTGCAAGTCAAATAGCTGAAGGAGACTCGTTTACAGATATTGCAACAGATCCATTAAATTATTTATATCCTGCGTTTGCAGATCAAACACCAAAACTAACAAGGGGATTAAATCCAACAATTAGAAAAATAGCTAGATTAGGTTTACCTAGAATTGCATTAAAAGGATTATCTAGAGCAGGAATAGGTGGATTTGCAGCCTCTGCAATGATACAAGGTTTAGGTTTATTAGACGAATAATGGTAAAATTAATTCCAGGAGGGGGACCACCCCCAAAAAGCGGGCCTAACCCACAAGGGTTGAATGTGCCTGGAAAAAAGATTATAGTGGTAACGAACTCGGAGAAAAAGAATGTCAACAATAGACAAGGCACTACCAAACGTAGTGGAAAACAGCGTAACAACGCCTAGTGACGAAGAAGTCGCTTTAGCAGAAGAAAAAGTTTTAGAATCACAAGGCGGTGAAGGCGTAGATATACAAGAGAATGAAGATGGTTCAGTAGATGTAAACTTTGAACCAAACAAAGTTAATCAAGCAGGAACAGAATCACATTTTGATAACCTAGCAGATATCTTACCTGAAGATATTTTAGGAAGACTAGGTTCAGAACTTTTTAATAATTACATGAACTATAAATCTTCTCGTAAAGAGTGGGAAGATAGTTATGTAAAAGGTTTAGATCTTTTAGGATTTAAATACGAAGATAGAACAGAACCATTTGATGGTGCTTCTGGTGTAACACACCCAGTGTTAGGAGAAGCAGTCACACAGTTTCAAGCACAAGCTTATAAAGAATTACTTCCAGCTAAAGGTCCAGTGCACACTCAGATTATGGGTGTGATCAACAGACAAAAAGAGGACCAAGCTATAAGAGTAAAAAATTTCATGAACTATCAGCTCATGAATAAGATGAAAGAGTATGAACCCGAGTTCGATCAGATGCTTTTTTATCTCCCTCTTAGCGGCTCTGCTTTCAAAAAAGTTTATTACGATGAACTGATGGACAGAGCCGTTTCTAAGTTTATACCTTCAGACGACTTGATAGTTCCATACACTGCAACATCTTTGGAAGATGCAGAAGCAGTTGTACACAGATTAAAAATGTCAGAAAACGATTTAAGAAAAAAACAAGTATCTGGTTTTTACAGAGACATAGAAATTACACCAGGCTACACACAAGATACAGAGATTGACAAAAAAGAATTAGAAGTAGAAGGAATTAGAAAATCAAAAGATGAAAGTGATTTTACAATTTTAGAGTTTCACACTGATTTAGACCTTGAAGGTTTTGAAGATAAAGATATGGAAACAGGTGAAGCAACAGGAATCAAACTACCATACATTGTAACATTAGATCAAGGTAGTAAAGAAGTTTTATCTATTAGAAGAAACTACAAAGCAGAAGATCCACTTAGAAAAAAAATAGATTATTTTGTACACTTTAAATTTTTACCGGGTCTTGGTTTTTATGGTTTTGGATTAATACACATGATTGGTGGTTTATCTAAAACTGCAACAGCTACACTTAGATCTTTGATTGATGCAGGAACTTTTTCAAACCTACCTGCAGGTTTCAAACAAAGAGGTATAAGATTAAGAGATGAAGCTGCAGCTATCAAACCAGGTGAGTTCAGAGATGTAGATGCTCCAGGTGGTAACATTAGAGATGCATTTATGCCTTTACCATTTAAAGAGCCATCAGCAACATTACTTCAGTTAATGGGTGTTGTAGTCGGTGCTGGCCAAAGATTTGCAGCAATCGCAGATATGCAGATTGGAGATGGTAATCAACAAGCAGCTGTTGGTACAACAATCGCTCTTCTTGAAAGAGGATCTAGAGTTATGTCAGCAATACACAAAAGAATGTATGCTGCAATGAAAAATGAATTTAAATTATTAGCAGACGTATTCTCACAGTATCTACCACCAGAATATCCTTATGATGTTGTTGGTGCACAAAGAGTAGTTAAGCAAACAGACTTTGATGACAACGTAGATATTATACCTGTGGCTGATCCAAACATCTTTTCACAATCTCAAAGAATTAGTTTAGCTCAAACAGAACTACAACTTGCTATGTCTAATCCACAAATACACAATATGTATGAAGCATACAGAGATATGTACGAAGCAATCGGTGTAAAAAATATTGATCAGATATTACCACCACCTCAACAACCTATGCCGATGGACCCAGCGTCTGAAAATATTTTAGCAATGAGTGGTAAACCTTTCCAAGCATTTAAAGGTCAAGACCATAGATCACATATTACAACTCACTTAAATTTTATGGCAACAAGTTTAGCTAGAAATAATCCTGCAGTGCTTGGTGCATTAGAAAAAAATATATTTGAACACATTGCATTTATGGCACAAGAACAAATTGAAATAGAGTTTATGCAAGAGTTACAACAACTACAACAATTACAAATGGCAGTACAACAAAATCCAATGTTACAACAAGATCCAAACACACAACAACAAATTCTAACCTTGACTATGTCTTTAGAAGCTAGAAAAGCAAAATTAATTGCAGATATGACTCAAGAATTTAAGGAAGAAGAGAATCAAATCATGGGTCAATTAGGAAATGATCCTATTGCTAAGTTAAAAGCAAGAGAATTAGACCTAAGAGCAATGAATGATGATAGAAAAGCACAAGATGCAGAGGCTAGATTGAATCTTGATAAGATGAAAGCCATGATGGCACAAGAAAATAACGAAGATAAGTTGGATCAAAACGAAGAATTAGCAAAATTAAGAGCAAATACTTCGATTGAAAAGACAATTTTAAGTAAAACAATCCCTTCAGCACCAAAAATGGACAAACCAATTGGTAATGTAGCGATAATTAGAGGTAAAAGGTAAAAATTATGTGGTTTCAAGCAATAAAATTAGCAGTTTCTGCAGGAAGTAAGATTTATGCTAACAAACAGAAGGCAAAAATGGCAATGTCGGACGCACAATTGCTACACGCTGAAAAACAAGCTAGAGGTGAGGAAGCTTACCAAGGAAAATTACTAGAAGCAAGACAATCAGACTGGAAAGACGAAGCAGTTTTGATAATTTTAAGCACGCCCGTGGCGGTGCTTGCCTGGGCAGTCGTATCTGATGATCCAACTGCTATGGATAAAGTAAAATTATTCTTCGAGATGTTCTCGCAGCTCCCGTCATGGTTTACAAACCTTTGGATCCTTGTGGTTGCGAGCATATATGGTATAAAGGGAACACAAATATTTAAAAACGGAGGTAAAAAATAATGAGCAAAAAGTCTAGAAGAAGAAATAGAAGACTAGCATTATTGGGTGCGCTTGGTGCCGGCTTAATGTTAGCTGGCAGAGGACAAGGCACTGCCTTTTCGAGACCAAAATCTGGAACTATAGATCAAATGGCAAAAGACAACATGCCAAAAAATATTGACAAAAAAATTTTAGATGTACCTGTATCAACACCAAAAACTATCATGGATAGTATGCCCAAGAGACCTAAGTTCAATGAAAAATCAATAAGAATTAAAGATAACACAAATAAAATATTTACTATTGCGGACGCTAAAAAAGGAATACCGCCTAGAGTTGGAAATGAAAAATCTGTTTTTATTGGTAAAGATGGATATCTTCGTCAAGGAGAAAATGCTACACCAATGACTCCTGGAAGATTTGGAACATTTAAAGCAGCTCAAGAAATGAAAAAAGGAATGTTACCACCTCAATTAAGAGTCCCTAAAGTACGTCCTACTTTTGATGCACCTGATTTTTCAGATATGGATCCTTTAATGATCTCAGCAAAAAATGGTGGTAGAATTGTTAAAGGTGAAAAAGTAGCAAAACTTAAAAAGAAAAAAGGAATTCAAGTCCGAGGATTTGGAAAAGCGAGGAGAGGATAATGGGAAAAGAAATAAGTAAGAGTAAAAACCCTGGATTAGCTAAGTTAGCAAAAAAGAAACCTGAGTTAGCAAAAAAATTTGGATACGATCCAAAAAGAATGGTTGCTAAGAAAGGTGGAAAAGTATCAAAATATAAAAAGAAAAAATAATGGCAAAACTCTGTCCAAAAGGTAAAGCCGCAGCGAAGCGAAAATTTAAAGTGTACCCGTCAGCATATGCTAACATGTACGCTTCTGGAGTTTGTTCTGGTAAGATTACACCTGGCGGTAAAAAAGGTAGTCGTAAAAAAGCTATGGGTGGCGGTCTTATGAGAACTGGATACATGGGTGGCGGTATGACTAGACCAATGTATGGTTCTGGTGGTTCTGTTGCTAAAGGTTGTGGCAAAGTAATGTCTAATAGAAGAAAGAAAACAAAGGTCTACTAATGGCCAAAAAAGGTTTACGAGCATGGGTAAAAGAGAACTGGGTCGATATTGCAAACAAGCGATCCGATGGTTCATACCCGAAGTGTGGGCGAAGTGGTGGAGAAAAAAGAAAAAATTATCCAAAATGCGTGCCCATTGCAAAAGCAAGAGCGATGTCCAAAGGGCAGCGTGCGGGTGCCGTAAGAAGAAAACAAGCCAAAGCGAATACAGGCCCTACACCTAGTAGAGCTGCAACATTTGCACCTAAGAGAAAAAGAATGGCATTTGGAGGTAGAGTATAATGAGTAAAGGTACTATGCCTGCTAGAAATAAAAAGAATTTCAGACCTACAAAGTCTGGAGCAGGTATGACACGAGCCGGTGTTGCTGCCTACAGAAGACTTAATCCCGGTTCAAAATTAAAAACAGCC